AGCAGCTGGGCGCCATCAATGCCGCCGCGGCGCTACAGGCCAACCCCTTCCGCCAGCAGCAGGTCATCGGCCAGCTCGGACGCCTGCTCGGCGGCCAGGGTGTGCCGGGCTTCAGCGCGCCGAACACGGTGGCGGGCGTCGGGACGCAAGGCGGCAACACGCAGGGCGGCATGGGCTACATGCAGCAGCTCATCTCTGATATCCAGGGTGGCTCGGGTGGTCAAAACAGCGTCGGCGTCGACAGCGTGCTGGCCGGTATCCCCACGCCGAACAAGCTCAACTCGAGCGACTTTCTGCGCGCGGCGCCGTCGACCCAGAACATGATTCTGCAGGGCATGCAGGAGAAGTACGGCCTGGACCCCAACGACGCGCTGACCCAGATCAAGAACACGCTGCCGGCTTTCACCGCGCCGTCAACCTTTGGCACCATTCGGGGCTAACTGACGTGCCACTGAAAAAGGGCTCGAGCCAGAAGGTCATCAGCTCGAACATCCGGCGCGAAATCAAAGCTGGTCGACCGCGCAAGCAGGCGATCGCGATCGCGATGCGCTCCGCCGGCAAGCCGAAGCCACGGAAAAAGTCGTGAGCATCGACCTGGCGCGTTCGACCCACCCGGACCTGCTCGAGGAGACGCTCGCCGAGCAGGCCGCCGCCGCTGAGCCCGCGACCTCCGAGCCCGCCTCCCAGCCCGGACGCCGCGGCCGCCGCTCGACGCCAGCTGCTTCATCCGCTGCCAGTGCCCCTGCCCCCAGCACGACAGAAGAGCCGGCGTCGAGCCCACCGCCCGCGGAGCCGGCGACGGACCATGCCCCCGCCGCCGAGCCCGCGGCGCCGCCGGGGGAGCCCTCGGCATCACCTGATTGGCTCGCCGAGCTGCAGGGCAAGACCGACCCCAAAGAAATCCTCACCATCGCCCGCCAGCACGTCTCGCGCGAGGACCTCGCCAACGACCCGTTTTTCCAGGGGTGGATCGGCGACCTGGCCAACAAGCGCGCGCGGCAGTTGCTGGCCGAGCAGGATCAGCAAAAGACCCAGCGTGAACGCCAGGCGGCGCTCGAGCGCGGTGACCTGTACGCGCTGGGTCAGATGACCGCCACCGAGCTGCAGCAGCAGCGCGCCGCCGAGGAAGCGCAGGCGCAGCAGGCGCTGAGCCCACTCATGCAGGACGTCGCCGAGTTCCAACGCGGCTTTCCGCAGGAAGTTCAGGCCGAAATTTCGGGCAAGCAGTACCCAACCTTCAAAGACTATTTGCAGGCTGTCGCCCAGGCCGCGATTCGCCACGGCTTCGACGACGAGCTCAAACGCAGGGAACCCGCCCTGCGAAAAGCCTTTCTGTCCGAAACCGTCGGGAGCGAACCCACTCCCGAACGTGAAGGGGGTCGTGCGCCCTCCGTCCGCGAGATCACGGACGAGCAGCTCGCGCGCATGAGCCTCGAGGAATCGGACCAGTACCTGGACGAACGCGGCCAGCCGCGACCAGGTGTCCAGTTGCGCCTGACGCGCGGCGTTCCGCTCACACGGCGCTGATCTCTCCCCGTCAGCACGGTCTGACGGGTGAGCGCTGAAAGGAAATACCTCACGTGGCCACAGGGGTTACGGAGTTCGTCGATAAGACGATCGCTGACGGCGTGTTCTCGCCCGACATCTGGTCGCGCCAGGTGCTGCGCGCCGCCGAAAGCAACCTGGTCATCGCCAAGAGCGTCAACCGCGGCTTCGAGGACGACGCCGCGGTCGGCAAGAGCGTCAAGGTCGCCAGCATCGGCAACCTGGCCGCGCGCGCCAAAGCTGAAAACACGGCCATCACCTACGAAACCGTGGCCGAGACGGCGACGACCATCGTGCTCAACCTGTGGTCGTACGCCGCGGTTGGCATCGAGGACATCGTCAAGGTGCAGTCGATTGTCGACCTGCAGAACGAGTACCAGCGCAAGCTCGGCTACGCGCTTGCCAGGGACGTCGATTCGAAGCTGGCCGCGGACTTCGCCGGCTTCTCGCGCAGCGTCGGCACGCTCGGCACCGCGGCCTCGGACGCCAACGTGCTGGCGGCGGTCAAGTTGCTCGACGACGCCGACGTGCCACAGGACGATCGCTTTTTCATCATGACGCCGGCCGAGAAGGTGGCCAAGCTGGCGCTCGATCGTTGGAGCAACGCGCTGTACATCGGCACCGGCCAGAATCCGGTGCGCAACGGCATTCTGGGCGACATGTACGGGCTCAACCTGGCGGTCACCACCAACCTGGTCAAGCCGGCCGCCGGCCAGGCCAACAACGCCATCTTCCACCGCGACGCGCTCGCGCTGGTGATGCAGCGGAGTCCGAAGACGCACATCTTCTACGACATCGATTTCTTTACCTGGAAGCTGGCCAGTGAAGAAATCTACGGCCACCAGGAAATGCGCGACGACTACGGCGTGCTCGTGTTAGGGGCCAGCTGATGACCGAGACCGCGAGCGTCTCCGAGACCGGTAACGCCTTCCTGGACGGCCTCCTGCGCGGCTCGCCACCACAGGCCTCACAGCCCAAGCGGGGCCAGAACTACAACTACCCCCAGCGTCTGTACCTCAAGCCCGATGGCACGGTCGTGAGTCTCCAGGCGGACCCGCAGAACCGCAGCTACTACCAGGACAAGGGCTATCACCTGCTTGGCCAGTCACCGGGCCGCCAGGGTGGGCTGAGCGAAGAGGAGCAGTATCGCCAGCTCGAGTACCCCAAACTCCTCGCCGAGCAGCGCACCAAGGCCGCGCTCATCACCGCCATCCGTCGCGCGGGTGAGCGCTACCGCGACCTTTCGCTGGAGGACACCTTCGACGACTACACCACCGAGGAGATCCGCGAGTACCTGCAGCAGATCAAAGAGGAGACCGGCAAGGACATCCGTGTCATCCAACCCAGACGCGCCGCGGCGCGCGAAGAAGCGCTGGATGCCAGGCTGATGGCCGGCGTGGAGACCGCCGAGACGCAGTCCATTGAAGGGCTGCAGTCGATGATGGAGCGCACCCGTCAGGCGCCCGAGCTGCTGCAGGGCACCGGTTACGACCCGATCGAGCAGGCGCGCCGTCCGCGGCGTGGTGGAGGTCCCGCATGAGCCTCGATCCGTCGCCGACGCCGAGTCCGCCGATTGTCGATCCCTCGCCGACGGCGCCACCCATCCAGGTGGATTACCGGTCGCTCGACGAAGTGCTGGCCGCGCACCCGGCACCCGCGTCCGATCCACGCGTGCTGGCGCTCGAGCCGAACTGTTACGAGGATGCGACCAGCGGTCCGGACGCGCAGATCAGCCAGACCGCCTACGTCGAGATGACAAAGGCGGACGGCACGCGCTTTCTGTCGCCGCTGGCGAATGTGCCCTCCTACGAAGCCAAGGGCTACACCGCGGGCGCTGAGCAAACCATCCCGGACTTTGTCGCGTATTTGGCCGAGCAGGCTGGAGGACCGCACGTGGAAGAGCGCCAACAATCGCCCGAAGACGTCATGAACCGCCTGGCGGGCATCCCCAAGACGCCCGAGGAGCTCGAGGCCGAACGCGAGGCCCTGGAGGAGGAGCGCAAGCAGAAGCTGCTGGTCGCCCAGCCGGAGCCGACCAACGAAGGCCAACCGCTCGAGGGCGGCCAGTATCCCAGCACGGACCCGACGACATCCGACTCAACCGATCCGGAGACTGACCCCGACGCGCCGACGTCGCCGTGAACTCCACCGACATCCAAGCACAGGTCGGCGCGGCGCAGGGGCTGTGGACGCACACGCCGGTGGATTGGGCCGGCAACGAGGGCTTCGGCACGCCCGCCGGCTATCCAGCCAACGCCGCGCAAGGATACCTGGGCATGGGCACGCGCCCTGGCGGAGCCGTAACGCAGAGTGGGCCCGCAGGTGCGCCAATTATCACTGGCGTGCAGGTGTACGGGAACATCGGCACGACGACCGCCGACATCATCTTCATCCTGAACGTGGTGCCGACGTCCTGTCGCGTCAACTACGGCACCACCGAGGCGGTCGCGAGCAATAAGGCGGGTGCCAACGTAAGCGGCTCGCAGGTGGTCAATCTGACCGGGCTGACCTCACAGACGACGTACTACCTGTCGGTGCAGGCCACCAACGCGAGTGGCACCACGGTGACCACGCTGTACTCGTTCAGGACCAAGTAGGAGTTGTTCTCAGACATGACCGATGCCAACCCCGCACCCGCACCGCCGCCCCCGGATCCCGAGCCCATCCCCGATCCCCAGCCCCAGCCGGAGCCTGAACCGGAGGAGGACGCTGAGGCCGCCGCGGGGGACCCTGCTGATGACGATGCAGCAGAATGACGATCGCCTAGGCAGACTCGCATACGAGGCCTACAGCATGAACACCGGCGGCAAGTCGCTGGCCAGCGGCGACGACCTGCCGAGCTGGGACGACCAGGACGACCGCTACAAAACCGCGTGGATCGCCGCGGCGCGCGCGGTCTTGAGCAATACGCAAGCATGAGCCACCAGCTGGTGCCCGTCTCGGCACCACGCCAGGCGCACCGTGACGGCTGCCAGTTCGGCTCGGGCTTTTATCGCGTCGTCATGCGCGACGGGTCGCGGCGCTACTGCCAGTCGGAAGGCGAGGTCGAATTCGTGCATCACCTGCTGCCGGACGGCGCGGTGCAGGCGGTAGAGCGCGACGGCTACTGCCTGGACGGCTCGGATCCTGAGCGTGACGCGCGCACGCCCGACGTCCTGGACGGTGCGCGGTTCCTCGAATTGCCGCGCGAAGAGGCGATGCGCGAGCTGGGCCTGACCGACGAAGCCGACTATGCGCGCGCGTATCGCGCCGTGGAAGAAGCGGTGCTCGCGCGCGACCGTCAGGAGTCGCTCGGTGGGGTGCACGCCAGTGTCGTCATCAAGCGCAAAGGTCGCCCCAGCCCGGTCGAGGCGATGTGACCGAGACACCCACGCTCAACCCGCTCCAGCCCGTCAAGGCGCCGCCGCTGCAGCCGGTGAGCAGCGGACCGGTTCCGCCCCTGGTGCCACCGGGTACTACACCGCCCATCATCCCGCCCCTGGTCCCCGAGGCGGAGCCGGCGTGGATCGGGCCACCAGGTCCTCCCGGTCCGCCCGGCGCGGACTCCACCGTGCCTGGGCCACCCGGACCGAAAGGCGACCAGGGCGAACCAGGACCGCAAGGCGAACAGGGTGAGCAAGGCATCCAGGGCCCGCCAGGCGGCGCGCCGGCCTGGCGAGGTGAATGGTCGGCGGGTGTCGACTACGTCAGCAACGACGCCGTCAGCCTCAATGGCTCAAGCTATTACGCCGCGGGTGATCCGCTCCTGGGCGTCTCACCGCCTGCCGTGCCGTGGCAGCAGATCGCCGCCAAGGGCGACACTGGTCCGCAGGGGGCGACCGGACCAGCCGGTGCGCAGGGTGTCCCTGGCGCGACCGGGCCGCAGGGTGCGACCGGCGTGCAGGGACCGAAAGGTGACACCGGCGCTACTGGCCTCACGGGGGCAACCGGACCGCAAGGCAACACCGGCAGCACGGGGCCGCAGGGACCCAAGGGTGACACCGGCGCCCAGGGCATCCAGGGGCCACAGGGCACCACCGGAGCCACCGGCAGTCAGGGCCCACAAGGCAATCCTGGTGCGACAGGTTCAACCGGTCCGGCTGGTCCTGGCGTGCCGAGCGGTGGTACCGCCGGTCAGATTCTGGCCAAGACGTCGGCGACGGACTTTGCGACCACCTGGCAGAACGTGATCGTGACGCAGGCGATGTGGGATGCGCTGGTTGCACGCGTTACCACGCTCGAGGCGCGACCGGTGATCGATTCGATCGAAGACTTGAAATATGCGGGATAGCGGCTGATCAATGCCCAATCTCGCTGAGTACCGCTCGACCTTCAGCGTGGAAGCAGGTCCGTACATCGGCCCAGAGTCGTACAACGTGCGCGCGATGAGCGGTTCGAGCACCACCCAGCTGTTCTGCCACGCTTACCCCATCCAGAGCGGTATCCCGCAGCAGGACCAGCTCATCGACCGGCCGCTGTTTCGGCCGAATGCGGTCGAGGAGACGGATCGCAGCCGCTACATCAAGACCTACAACCCGGCCACCGGCTTGATCGAGCCGGACCTGGAGTGGACCAACGCGCCGCTGGCCGATCCTGGGCTGGGCACGCGCTACGTCGACCTGGAGGCGTACACCTACGCTGGCCTGGAGCTGTTCACCTACGAGGAGCTCGAAAACACCGGTCTAACCGGCTTCGGCGAGCGCTTCGAGGTGCTCGGCCCGTTCGACGCGCCGACCACGCACCGCCTGATCAACGACGGCTTGAAGCAGTGTTGGCTCATCGTCGAGGTGCCCTGCCAGCCGAGCGAGTTAAAGAGCCGCCACGACCTGTCGGTAGTGTGCCCGTGGCTGCAGGATCCGACCGACGTATTGCAGGTGGGGCTGCTGGCCGAGGGCGACGACCGCGATTTGACCGACCCGTTCGAGCGCATCGTGAAAGGCGTGGTCGAACGCGACGGCGGCACGTTCTACCTCAACACCGGCACCCAAACCTTCGTCACCGGCGACACGCTGTACCTGCGCTGCCTCAAGCGCGCCTACGACCACTGCCGCGCGAGCGGTGGGCTCTTCGGCGAGCAGTCGGGTCTGTACCTGGAGACCGATGAGTCACCGGTCGAACGCGACTGGCTCGCGAGCTCGGCGCTGGTGATCGCCTGGCGTCGTTTTGCGCACCTGCTCGAGCCGCTGGCCAATGCGCGGTTGGTGCGCGACCAGCAAGCCGCCGCGGCGTGGTTTTCCGATCGCTGCCGTGAACACTTCACCGCGCCGCTGCCGCAGCGGACCCTCACCCGGCGTCGACACTTCGGACCGCCGATGGTGGCGATGGGCTGAGTCGATGTCGCTGTTCGCCAAGCGAGAGCCCTGGCCGTTCCACCTGAAGCTCGACGGGATCGGACTGTTGCTCGGCTCGCCGGGACCGGGCAAGCCAGCGATGGTGTCGACCAAGACCCAGGATCTGTCGAATGTCACGCCGCCGGACTACAGCTACGCCGGCCTGTCGCCGCTGAGTGAACGCGTCGAGCCGTACGAGTCGCTCGCGCTGGGCATGGGCCTGCCCACCCAGGACAAGTGGCAGGACTTCCGTTACGCCCAGGCGATGGGCGTCGACCTGAGCGTGTGGCCGTGGTGCACCGGGCCCGACATCACCGACTCGAGCGGCGCGGCGAACGGAGAGATCGTCGACTTCTTCGAATTGAACCCCGGCGGCACGCTATACGCCGCAGGCGGCACCCAGATCCTTCGCTACACGCCAGGCACCGACACCTGGACAGTCGCCCACGACTTTGGTGCCGGCTCGCCGATTGTGGCCGCGGTCGTCTTCGCCTCCAACTTTGACGGCATCCCGCGCGCGTGGGTCGGCTTCGGCGACGGCCGGCCGGCGCAGTACTCGAGCGACGGCACGACCTGGACTGCGATGGCCACCTTTACCGCCCTGGCCTTCGCGCGCGTCGGCCGCGAATGGTGGTGGGCTGACAACACCAACCACCTGAGAAAGTGCGATACCGACGCGGATCCGACCCTCGAGGCCAATTACACGTCCGATCAGTTCACCATCGGCGACGCGAGCTCGCCGATCACCAGCCTGATGGTGACCGCCGCCGGCGCGCTGATCATTGCCAAGACCGATGGCCTGTATAGCCTGAACGCGCTCGGCGACGACCTGCCGTTGTTTCCGTTTCTGCACTTCGCGCCGAACGCGCGCAACGGCGCGGCCTGGGGCCAGTTCATCAACGACCTGTACGTCGGCTACGGCCAGGTGTTTTCCAGATTGGGCCCGGACCTGGTCATGCAGGACATCGGCACCGGCCGCCTGGTCAACAACACCGGTGCGGTGCGCGGCATGATCACAACCTTTTGTGGCGTGGGCGACATGTTTGCGCACGCCATCCTGTGGAATCCCGACACCAGTACCAGCTACCTGCTGAAGTTCGGCGGCTTCTACGCCAAGGGCGATCTGTCGGTGAGCGCCAGTGGCGGTCTGACGACCAGCGCGAACGCCGTCGAGCAGCGGGTGGACGCCTGGCACGGGTCACTGAACCACGGCTGGCCCGGCGGCTACGGCTCGCAGCTGTTCGTCTCGGCCATCGGCGCCCCTGCCGGACACACGCGTACCTACTGCGGCTTCAGCGACGGCACGCTGCGCTGGTGGACCAACCCGTGTGTGCCCAATCCCGCGGCCTGCAGCGCGTATCGCTTCGAGCCGGGCGACCAGTGGGTCGACCTGCCGTTGTGGCACGGCACCTATCACGCTTCGACCAAAAGCATCCGCCAGTTGATCGTCTCAGCGCCACGGTTGGACGCAGCCAACTACATCAGCATCGAGTACGCCACCAGCCCGACCGGTGCACTGGTGCCGGCGCCGGACGTGTTCGACGTGCCGACGCTGGACGTCGTGGCGCTACCGACCGACACCGCCGCGGTGCTGGCCGCCTTCCGCGTGCACCTGCACGTGGCCGCCAACACGTCGTGTCCGCTGGTCAGCTCGGTGGCCATCAGCCACGCATTACGGCCGCGGCGGATCATGCAGTTCGAGGCCGACATCCTGTGCGCCGACGGCCTGGTGCGCCGCGACGGGGTGCCGATGCGCATGGGGCGCACCGCCATCCGCCAGTACGTCGAGGCCGCGGTCGATACCCCTGGCGCCGTCGCGGTGGTGCTGCCGGACGAAAGCCGCCAGGAGATGAGCATC